CATCCAGTCTTTAATAATCCAAGTGATGATGTTTTCGGACCAGACGGTGAATTAATAGATTACGGTATAATAGATCATTGGCAAAACGAAGCTGATGGTTTAAAAAACGATCAAGACGCGTTAAACGAGTTTTATAGACAGTTTCCAAGAACTGAAGAACATGCGTTTAGAGATGAAGCAAAAAATAGTATATTTAATTTAATTAGAATATACGAACAAATAGATTATAACGATGGTATAAAACCACCAATTAGTACAGGTAATTTTCAGTGGATTAACGGTGTAAAAGATACACAAGTAATATTTTATCCAGATCCAAAAGGTAGATTTAATGTTAGCTGGATACCATCATCACAATTACAAAATAAAATTAAATTAAAAAATGGAAGCAAATACCCTGGCAACGATCATCTGGGCGCTTTTGGCTGCGATAGCTACGACATTAGCGGTACTGTAGATGGTAAAGGTTCAAAAGGTTCGTTACACGGACTTACAAAGTTTAGCATGGAAGAAGCGCCTGCTAATCAGTTTTTTTTAGAATATATAGCTAGACCACAAACAGCTGATATATTTTTTGAAGATGTGTTAATGGCGTTAGTATTTTATGGTATGCCATTGCTTGCAGAAAACAATAAACCAAGGTTGTTATACTATTTACGAAGACGTGGTTATAGAGGTTATAGTATGAATCGTCCTGATAGATCTTGGAATAAGCTGTCAACAGCTGAAAAAGAAATAGGTGGTATACCTAATTCAAGTGAAGATATTAAACAAGCGCATGCTGCTGCAATAGAGATGTATATACAAGGCCATGTTGGTCAAATGAGAACAGGTAGTTACGGAAGCATGTACTTTAATAGAACGTTAAACGATTGGGGTAGGTTTGATATAAACAAACGTACAAAGTTTGATGCAACAATTAGTAGTGGTTTAGCTATTATGGCTTGTAATAGACATTTATACGCACCAAATCCAAACGTTGAAAAACAAAAACTAAATATAAACATAGCTAGATATACTAATACTGGTTATAATTCTAAAATAATAAAATAAATATGGCAGAGTCTGTTGTAAAAAGTTATTTTCCAAGTCAAGTTGTAAGTGATGCTGAAAAGTTAAGCTATGACTATGGTTTAAAAGTTGCTAAAGCTATTGAAACAGAGTGGTTTTACAATGATTATAACCAAACTAGATACACAACTAATAAAAACAATTATCATAATTTAAGATTATACGCTAGAGGCGAACAGTCAATACAGAAGTATAAAGATGAGTTATCTATAAACGGTGACTTAAGCTACTTAAACCTTGACTGGAAACCTGTACCTATAATACCTAAGTTTGTTGATATAGTTGTAAATGGTATTGCAGAACGTACTTATGATATAAACGCTTATTCTCAAGATGCTTATGGTGTAGAAAAAAGAACAGAGTATATGCAGTCTATTATAGATGATATGAATACTAAAGATATGAACGATTACGTTCAAGAGTCTTTTGGTATTAATTTATATCAAAACGATCCTAACACTTTACCTGAGTCTGAAGAAGAGTTAGCATTACACATGCAGTTAACGTATAAGCAGTCTGTAGAATTAGCTGAAGAACAAGCTTTAAAAGTTTTAATGGAAGGTAATAACTACGAGCTAATTAAAAAACGTTTTTATTACGACTTAACAGTATTAGGTATTGGTGCTGTAAAAACAGACTTTAATACATCTGAAGGTGTTACTATTAAATATGTTGATCCTGCTGATTTAGTTTACTCTTATACTGAATCACCATACTTTGATGATTTATACTACGTTGGTGAAGTTAAAAAAATACCTGTAAACGAATTAGCTAAAGAGTTTCCGTTTTTAGAGCAAGAAGATTTAGAGGATATAATTAAGAATAAAAATTATCATCAAACTAATTACGATCAAGGTTCATCACAATACAAAGAAATAGATAATAACAAAGTTCAAGTTTTATATTTTAATTATAAAACATATATGAACGAAGTTTATAAAGTAAAAGAAGTTGGTAGCGGTGCTGAAAAAGCTATAGAAAAAGATGATAGCTTTAATCCACCACAAGATAAAGAAGGTAATTTTACAAGATTACAAAGAGCTATTGAAGTTTTATATGAAGGCGCTTTAATATTAGGTACTAATAAACTTTTAAAATGGGAAATATCTAAAAACATGATGCGTCCTAAAAGTGATTACACTAAAGTTAAAATGAATTACAGTATAGTAGCTCCACGCTTATATAAAGGTAAAATTGAAAGTTTAGTAAGACGTATCACTGGTTTTGCAGATATGATACAACTTACACACTTAAAGCTACAACAGATAATGGCTCGTATGGTACCAGATGGTGTTTATCTTGATGCGGATGGTTTAGCTGAAGTTGATTTAGGTAATGGTACTAATTATAATCCTCAAGAAGCTTTAAATATGTTCTTCCAAACAGGTAGTGTTATTGGTAGGTCAATGACTTCTGATGGTGATATGAATCCAGGTAAAGTACCAATACAAGAAATAACAAGTGGTAGTGGTGGTAATAAAATACAAGCTCTTATAACTAACTATAATTATTATTTACAAATGATTAGAGATACTACCGGGCTTAACGAAGCTAGAGATGGTAGTACGCCAGATAAAAATGCTTTGGTTGGTGTGCAAAAGTTAGCAGCAGCTAATAGTAATACTGCTACAAGACATATATTACAAGCTGGTTTATTTTTAACAGCTGAAACAGCTGAAAAATTATCACTTAGAATATCTGATATTATAGAATACTCACCAACGCGTGATGCTTTTATAAATGCTATAGGTGCTCATAATGTAGCTACACTTGAAGAAATGTCTAGTTTACATTTATATGATTTCGGTATATTTATAGAATTATCACCAGACGAAGAGCAAAGAGCAATATTAGAAAACAATATACAACAAGCTTTAGCTCAACAAAGTATAGATCTTGAAGACGCTATAGATATTAGAGAAATTAAAAACTTAAAACTAGCTAATCAATTATTAAAGCTGCGTAGAAAGAAAAAGTTTGAAAGAGATCAATTAGCTCAACAACAAAATATACAAGCTCAAGCTCAAGCTAACGCACAGTCTCAACAAGCAGCTGCTCAAGCTGAAGTACAAAAAAACCAAGCTAACGCGCAAGTTGAAGCTCAACTTGAACAATTAAAAGCTCAGTTTGAGTCTCAAAAAATGATGCAAGAGGTTGAATACAAAAAACAGCTTATGGCTTTAGAGTTTCAGTTTAACATGCAGTTAAAAGGCATGGAAACTCAAGGCTTAGCTAATAGAGAAAGAGAAAAAGAAGATCGTAAAGATAAACGAACTAAAATACAAGCAACACAACAATCAGAACTTATAGAGCAAAGAAAAACAGGTAAACCACCTAAAAACTTTGAGTCTGCAGGTAATGATATACTAGGTGGTAAAGACTTAGGTGATATGTCACAGTTTGCACCTAGATAATTTATTAATTATTATTATATTATATTATGGCAAAAAAACAAAAAGAAAAAGTAGCTGAAAAGACTACTGATAATGTTACTAAGATAGATCTTAGTGCAAAAAAAGAAACAACAGATGATAATATCATCAAAGTAGATTTAACTAAAAAAACAGAAACAGATGCCGTTCCAGAGCAAAGCACAGATGAGGTTCCTGTACGCGACGAATCCGAAACTAGCGAAAAAGTACTCGAAGAAAACGTCGAAACAACAGATGAAAAACCTACCGGAGAAAAAGTCTCCGACACAGTTCAAGATGAAACACCCGTTATTGAGGAAGTAACAGAAGAACAAGTTGAAGAACAAACAGAAGAGCTAGTTGAAGAAACAAAAGAAGCTATAGCTGAAGCTCAAGAAACAGGTGAAGCATTACCAGAAAACATACAAAAACTAGTTGATTTTATGAACGAAACTGGTGGTAGTGTTGAAGATTATGTTAGATTAAATCAAGATTACACGCAGTACGATGACAATAGCGTGTTAAGAGAATATTACAAACAAACTAAAAAACATCTTACAGACGAAGAAATTAGTTTTTTAATGGAAGACTCTTTCTCGTATGACGAAGAAGAAGATACTGAAAGAGAAATAAAAAGAAAAAAATTAGCGTTTAAAGAGCAAGTTGCCAGCGCTAGAAGCCACTTAGACGGGCAAAAGTCTAAATATTATCAAGAAATTAAAGCTGGGTCAAAGTTGACTCCTGAACAACAGAAGGCTGTTAATTTCTTTAATAGATACAACAAAGAATCACAAGAGAATCAAAAAGTTGTAGAACGTCAAGCAAATGCTTTTAAAATAAAAACTGACGGGTTTTTTAATAAAAACTTTAAAGGTTTTAATTACGATGTTGGTGATAAAAAGTATAGATTTAACGTTAAAAATACAAATGAAGTAAAAGAAACTCAAAGCGACATTAATAATTTTGTAAAGAAGTTCTTAAACAAAAATAATGAAATGGAAGATGCTGCAGGTTATCACAAGTCTTTATTTACGGCAATGAATCCTGATGCTATTGCTAAACACTTCTACGAACAAGGTAAAGCTGATGCTTTAAAAGAAAGTATAGCTAAATCTAAAAATGTTGATATGCAACCAAGACAAGCTTTTGGTGGTGTTGAAGCTGGAGGTATTAAGGTAAGAGTGTTAGGTGAGAACTCTAATGATTTTAAGTTTAAAATTAAAAATAACAAATAACAATTTAAAATTACAAAATTATGGCAATTACTCCAGGTGATAATTTGAATAGTGTACCTGCTCCAAAAAAGCAGTTATTATCTACAAATTATCTAGACCTTTCATCTGCTTCAAACGCAGGTTGGGGTCAACAATACGTTCCAGATTTAATGGAAAAAGAAGCAGAGGTTTTTGGACCTCGCACAATATCTGGTTTTTTAGCGCAGGTTAGCGCTGAAGAGCCTATGACCGCTGATCAGGTTGTATGGTCTGAACAAGGTAGATTACATTTATCATACAAAGGTACAGTTGCTACTGCTGGTTCTACTAACGGTACATTTACTGTAACTGCTGATATTGACGGAAACTCAATAACTGCAGCTGATCACGGTGTTAGAACTAATGACATAGTACTTATTGCAAGTGCTGGTATAGTTACACCATGTTTAGTTGTAGATTCTGATACAGCTGTTATTCAAGTTGAACCGTTTGATAAAGCTGACTTAACTGGTCATGCTACAGGTTCTGGCGCGTCAACTATATTAGTTGTAGGTTCTGAATTTGCAAAAGGTAAAGCTTACAATGATGGTGACTTTGCAGCTGCTAATTCACGTACTCCAGCTAACGAACCATCTTTTAAAACTTTCACTAACAAACCGATAATCATGAAAGATTACTACGAAGTTTCAGGTTCTGATGCTTCAAGAATTGGTTGGGTAGAAATATCTACTGAAAGTGGACAAGGTGGTTACTTATGGTACTTAAAAGCTGAAGCTGACACAAGAGCTAGATTTACTGATTACATTGAAATGGCAATGCTAGAAAGTGTAAGAGGATCTAACTCAACTGTTGTTGATACTAGTTTAGGAGCTAGTGCTGACTCTGGTGTTGGTACTCAAGGTTTGTTTGACGCTATTACTGATAGAGGTAACGTTACATCTGGTGTTACAGGTGTTAACGCTTCTACTGATTTAGCTGAATTTGACGCAATATTAGCTGAGTTTGACAAGCAAGGTGCTATTGAAGAATACATGATGTTTGTTAATAGATCAACTAGTTTAGCTGTTGATGACATGTTAGCTTCAATGAACTCTTACGGTGCTGGTGGTACATCTTATGGTGTATTCAACAACTCTGAAGACATGGCGTTAAATTTAGGTTTTACTGGTTTCAGAAGAGGTTCTTATGACTTCTACAAATCTGACTTCAGATACTTAAATGACAAAGCTACAAGAGGTGGTATTAACGATACTGCTGGATCTGCTGCTATTAGAGGTGTTATGATTCCTGCTGGTACTTCTTCAGTTTATGACCAAACTGTTGGAGCTAGTATGAAAAGACCTTTCTTACACGTAAGATATAGAGCTTCACAAACTGATGATAGAAGAATGAAAACTTGGACTACTGGTTCGGTTGGCGCTGCTACATCTGCTTTAGATGCAATGCAACTTCATTTCTTAACTGAAAGATGTTTAGTTACTCAAGGTGCTAACAACTTTATGTTAATGAAGTAAATCATTATTTAAAAGTCGGGGCTTCGGCCTCGACTTTATTTTATTAATTTTATTATATAT